CTAAGTTTACTGGTCGTTCGAGTGTTGATCGGATGTCATGAAGCGTGTAATCGTTGAGTGCAAGAGTGGTCGTTGTCGATGGCAAGCTGGTGGAAGAGGGTGTGTTTTGTATGTCTGTCATAATGTTTCCACGTACACTATCGACAGATATTTCAGATGAGTTGTTGTTAGCAGTCATGTATATGAGTGGGTTAGATGACTATTCACCCACAAAGTAGGAAGCTTTATTATTTAAAGAGGCAAAGCAACACCTCGTAAGCGCGCTGCATTCATAGGTCGTATTCCCGTTAAGAACCTATGAAAGATCAATTCGCGCAGAGGAAAATCCCAAGTTGTTAAAGGTCACGTGTGAACTGCCGAGAATGGTTGCGGGTCTATAGTACAGAGGAACTGGACTATTAAACGACGCATACATTTCGTTTCGCTGTTCACCCCATGTCTTTATTCTTAACTCGGGGAGGAGGCGTTGAATACGATGTTTCCACTCATCGTACACATCCTGTTCATGTAGTGATAGTTCTTTGAGAGCCATTTCGCAATTCTCGAGAGTCGAGGTTGCGACACGGTGCCCACGAACCCAATCACAAATGTTCAGGATATTCGAGATGTCCATAGGAGCTAAGTAAGTAGTTCCATTATTGGTTACAAAGCTTCGTTTCAGAAACTTTATATCCTTAAGGGATTTACTTAGCAACGTAGTTTCGGTCTTGGATTCGTCCGTGTAGACTAGTCCAATTTTAGCCAGGGTGTCCGTCAGAGTCTGTTGGTTGAAGTATGGTAGTGCATCGGCTGATACACTCTTCACATCATCATCTCCATAAACAATTTCTGCCACATGGTGATTGTAATCACAAATTAGTGGCAAGCCATTGTCTTGTTTTATCATTAAGTATGCTACTCGCATGACTGTCATGTTAAAAATGGAGTTGATGATAACAGTTAGAGGGTTTCCAGAGGGTTGGGAGTGAGTTTGGCGTATCACCTGATCCCCTACTAGAACATCCGCACTTGCAATGTGTTCCCACAATGCAGAGCGAATTAGATCATTTTCACTGCCGTCAGAATACCATCGATTGATATACTCCAAGATATGCATGAGAACTTGTCGGGATAAAGATCCGTCGAAGTTAGAGAAATCTCCTGCAATCATGTTGTCACCTTTCGATAGTAGCCTAAAAGCAATGTGTCCCCATTCGCAGGAGTAAGGATTTACTCCCACTGCAATTCCGTTGTCAATTCGACGCGTCATAACGTGTGCCGCGAAGTCCAAGAAGTACATACGCAGCGCGATAACAAGATGTTGTGGGCAAGCCTCGAAAACTCGAGTCTTACCTTCGTCCACTTTTTCAATTGGACGTTTTTCATCTTTCAGAGTTGCTGTAAAAACAGCATCTCCTCTTATGCCTTCGCGTGCGTTCGAGATGAGTGTGTCCACATCTCTTCGTAATTCAGC